GGTTGTTTCGCAAAAAAAGGAAAATGATATTTTACATAAATGGGTATATATTATGAATACCGATATTATGATATTTAGACGAAATAAGGGATATAATTAACTTAGGTAATAAAACTAAAATTAATAAGGTAACAATTCACAATTTACAAAACGAGTTTGCAAATTGAAGATAAGAATTTAAAAGGGTAAAGGTTTAATAGTAATCAATTATATAATCGAAAGAGGTAATCAATATGAATTATACAGTCAACTCAATCAAAATTAATAGTAATTGGTTTGATGATTTAGGGAGAAGTAAAAATGTATATCAGAAAATTGGATATAAGGGGTTAAATCTATATTTCCAATTGTATAAATTCCGTTTACATAGACAAGAAAATGAACATACATTTATTACATCTATCTCATTATTACGTAAAGAAACAACTTATACAACAGATGAAATATTTGAATTGTTGAAGAAGTTGAAATCTGCAAAAATTATCAAATTAGAAAATGTATCAAGATGGGATTATCTATTAGATGAAAATGGTAATGTAAAAGATAAGGATATTCTTATGATTACTGCATTAGATACATTTCCCCTTGAAAAATATGAATCTGATGGAAGTAGATTCTACCTTTACATTCCACTTGATCTATTCCAATTGTATGAAAATAAAGGGTTGAGTGAGAAGTATTACGCTTTGTACTGTTTAATTAAAAAGTATTCGCAGAATATAGAAGAAAAAATGTGGATGAGTATTGAAAAAATGAGTAAATACTTAGAATTTGATAAGGATTATGTGAATCAAATGATTTATAACTTGAATCGCCATTATTTTATGTGTTCTAAACGTAGACCTAATGGTAAAGGTGGATATAGTTATGAACATCACATTTTAGATAGTGTTAAAGAGGATAATATTAATAAATTCCTTGAAGCATTTAAAGAGGAAATGGACAGATTAATTAAACGTGTTGATAAGAAAAAAAAGAGTAAGAAAGCCATTAATATTGAAGAAGAAATAGATGAACTATTGTAATGCTGGGGGAGGGTCAAATTTGACCTTCCTTTTTATTATTCAAAAAAATAATCAGGAGGAATCGAAATGAAAAAATTATTCAATTTATTCAAGAAAAAAGAGGTAGTAATGGAAGTAGAAGTTGTGGAAGAAGAAAAAAATCCATTTGACAGTTTCATAGAACATAGTGAAGAATTTTCACGCATTTGTACTGAAACGCAAGATATGATTACTAAATTACTTGAAGATATGGACAACAAAACAATTGAAGTAGATGGTCAATTTATGACTATGCAAGAAGCGAATGAAGAAATGTTGAGGTTGTCTAAGGAATTATTAGAAAACACTAATAAAATTAGTAGAAATATTGATGTTGCGTTGGAGGTATCAGAATGAGTGTTTATGAAGCATTAAAGACAATTGATCCTAAGAGGGCATTGTATTTTCAATATAAGTTTCCAGAGTTGAGATATGACCAAAGTAAACCTTTGAAAACAGAAGAAGATTTTCTTAGATTAGTTGAACGTAAAACAATTAATCCATTCTTAAAGTGGGAGAAAACTTCTGAATATAAGAATTTAGTGCAAATGTATTTAGATACTAAGATTGCAGATGATTATAAGGATATTTACGACATTGTAGTTAGTAAAGCCAAAGAAGGTGACGAAAAGAGTATTCGCTTATTCTTGACGTTACAAGCCGACATTCAAAAGAATAGTAAATTAGCAAGTAAACAATTTGAAACAGATGAAGAAGAAGAAATAGATGAAGATGATGGGCTAATCCTTGATTAGTCCTCTTTTTTATTTGGAGGTGAATCGTAGATGGTTATTAAAACTAAAAATAGCCGATTGAATAAGGTACTCAATGACTTTCCTTTATTTGCAAAGAACTTCATTTACATAGTTGACAATAGTGGGGATAAAGTCAAATTTGACTTAAACCTTGCACAGTTAGAATTAGAGGATTTAATAAGCAAGAATCGTTTTGTAAACGTATCGAAAGCCCGTCAAGGTGGTATCTCTACATACACAGTTGCAAAGGCATTATGGAGAGCATTAACAAATGAGAATGAAAACATACTCATAGTTTCATATAAATCAGATTCAAGTAAAGCATTATTTGAAAAATTAAAGTCCATGAATGATTGGATTGACCGAGAGAAGTACCCAGATGTATTTCCTAATGTAAAACGTGATAACCGAGATGAATTATTCTTTGACAATGGTTCAAGGATTACTTGTCTTGTTGCCAGTAATAAATCAATCGGTAGGGGTTCTACATATAGTTGGATTCACTTATCAGAGTATGCGTTCTATGACCGACAAGAAATGCAATTATTATCTGCCGAACAATCACTTGCAAAAGGTGATAAATCAGTATTAACCATTGAAACAACTTCAAATGGTACAGGTAACAATTATTACAAATTAACAATGGCTGCCATGAAAGGTAACTCCAAATATAAATTAATGTTTATTCCGTTCTACCATGACCTGTATAAGAAACAATTCAAATTTGAATATGATGAAGCGGAAACATGGTACAAGGAAAATAACAAAGGTAAACGACTTTCAGTAAACGATTTAGAGCCATCTGAAAAAGTTTTATATGATAATGGTGCAAATCTACGTCAATTGATGTGGAGACAGTACAAATTGCTTGATATGACGTTACAAGAGTTCCAACAGGAATATCCTTCAAACGTTTTAGAATCATTCATTTCAACAGGTTCAAGTGTATTCAATCAAGCGACAATTATTAATCGTATGAATACATCAATAGAGCCATTGAGAAAGACCGACATCTTAGAAGATGTACCAGATTTATTACATAAATTCATTGGTAGAGGATTAGAAATATTCCATTTACCTAAACCGAATATTAAATATTATGGTGGGGCAGACAGTTCTTCTGGTGGAGGAAATGACTATTCCACTATTTCTATTTATGACGAGGAAGGGGTTCAAGTATTAACTTTCTATCACAATAGAACACCTGTATATGAATTTGCTGAAATCGTTGATTGTGTTGGTAGATGGTTTAATTACACATTCTATGCAATTGAACGTAACTCTTATGGATTACCAGTATTAGAGCGATTAAGAAAAGATTATAACTATCTGAATCTGTATAAACAGAAAATGTTTGATACTAAAACAGGTAAGAAGAAAATGCAATTAGGATTCACTACAACAGCACAAACAAAATCAGTATTGATTAGTGACTTTAAAGAGAACTTTGAAAAAGGATTAATGCTAGTTGAATGTAAAGAAACCCTTCAACAAATGCAATTATTTATAGAAAACGCTAATGGTTCAATGGGGAATAAGAAAGGCGAAAAGAACCATGACGACTTAGTAATTAGTACAGCATTATCCGTTCAAGCAAAGAAAATAGGTAAGTGGTATGTCTAAAATTATGAAGGAGTGGATTAAATGACTACGTTAGAACAGTATGTCAAAGAGAAGTATGATAATGATCCTTATTGGTTTATTGAAGAATCATCAAGTATTTATAATCAACAAAAAGCCAAAGAAGTAGAAGATATTAAGGATTATTTAGAAGGTGACCATATCATCAAATTCAGACCAGATTATGAGTTCGGTGGTAAAAAGTATTCAGCACGTAAAATCATTTTAAATCAAGCACATGGAATAGTTAATTTTATGACTTCATTCTTAGTTGGTAATGATGTAACGATTACAGGTGAAGAAGGTATAGTCAAAGAATTATCTAGAGTACAACGTAAAGGGAAATATAGTCGATTAGATTATAAGATTCTTGAACGTGCATTAAAGTATGGTGAAGTTTATGAGTATGTGTACATAGATGTTAAAGGTGATATTAAATCTAAATTGATTGATAGTTCATGTGGATTCCCTGTTTATAATGAGAATAATGACATGATTGCTTTTATTGAATCATTCGTATTTGATGGAATTAGTTATTATAACGTGTATGATGAACAATTTGTAACACGCTATGACAACAATGGTGGGGAAATACGTTTAATTGGTCGTAATATCAATTTAAGTGGGTTACCAATCTTATATAGCAATCCTAGTGAATATAGTGATGTTCAAGGTGTATCTGAATTAAAGAGATGGACTAATTTATTAGATAACCAAGAGGACTTATTAAGTAAAGCATTTGATGGATATTACAAGCATATAACAGGTATTCCAGTTATTACAGGTCAACAATTAAAAGGTGATGGTATTCCATCTAATATAGTAGGGGCTGGATTAACATTAGATGATGGTAGTACATTCGACTTTAAGAGTAATTCCTTTGATTCACAAGCGTTTAAAACGTTATATGAGAGTTTAGAGGACACTTTATATACAGTTGCACAAATACCTACTATTACACAAGGAACGACTAATATTAGTAACGTATCTACTGAAGCCATTCGTATATTGTATAGTAACGCTATTATGAAAGCACAGAAGAATCAACAGTTTATGCAAGAGGGTATAGAAGAACGTTTAACACGTATTATTAAATTATTAGGTGAGTATAAAGGTAAGTCGTTTAGTGAGGATCAAATTGATTCAATAGGGGTTAACTTCACATTAGCATTACCAAGTTCTGATAAAGAATTAATTGATAACATGAAAGTATTGAGAGAGATTGGTGGATTGAGCATTGAGACAATCATTGAGAAATCACCTTATTCAACAGATGTTCAAAATGAGTTAAAACGGATTAAATCTGAAGGTGAAACAGTAGTAGCAGATGATAAGGCGAACAATGGTAATGAATTGGAAGTAGTATAGTAATAAGGTTATGTATAAAGGTTGATTTATAGGGATTTGTTGAGTAATATGATTATGTCGAGTGACACGTTCCTGTTACTATTAGGTCAAATTAAATCAAAGAATCAACAAGGATTTCGAAAATTTTTCCATGTAATATAGGAATGATTGTACTGTTTTAAGGTCTATATAGATAACTAATATTATCTACACAGATTTATGCACTAATTTAGGGAAATAATACATATTGGTGATAAGGTGAGGGGTTATAAACCTTGATATATAGGCAATGTATAAAATCCTGTATAGTAGGAAAGTGCTTATTAATGGTAGGTGTTGATATATCAACGTTTTAGGGCATATCTAGTTTACATAAGAAAGGTTATTCAAAGTAGATTCTGCATTTTTATGTAGTATTATACAATGAAATTTTCGTTTTATTAGAAGTTCGATACCCCTAAACTAAAAAACGTTGCCCCTACCATATCACTTTACACATGAATAAAAAATTTAGAAAAAACCAAAAGGAAATATCTCCCTATTTGTCGAAAGTAGTAGATAAAAGGGAGGTGTTTAAGTGTCATATTATGAAAGTGAAATCATTAAAGAATTAACAGTCGGTGAAAAGTACACTGTAAGACAACTAGGGATTTTACTTTATGAAAATAAAGATGTATTAATTTTATCAAAAAGCATACCACAATTAAGAATTTCTGATGATTCAAGAAAGTTAAGAGTAATTGATAAAATCGAAGCATATGCACATCAAATAGATAAAACTGATAGGAGAAATCCATATTTAGTACCTAATTCTAAAAGTGTTACTTATATTGTTGAATAATTAGTTTTCATGAGTCACGAAATATTTTCGTGGCTTTTTTATTTTAAAAGAAAGGAAGATAAAAATGAATAATTTACAAAGGTTACAAATGGAGGTTTCTATCCCTAAATTAACACAAGAGGAATTAACCATCTACTTACAAGAAAACGATCTTCAACCATTTGATGAATATAAGCCATATTCTGCAACAAATAAGAAGAATATTTATCAAGCCACTTTATCAGTATTAGAATCAATCGCTAATTCACCATCAAGTATGAAAGTGTACAAAATGGATGATGTAACAATTAATGATTTCCATGACAATTTAAGAAGTCGTATTTATCAATTAGATACGAAAATTAGAAAACTGAAAACGGATGAACAAATACAGAATGATACAAGTTTCTTCATGCTGTTTCGTGACTAAGAAAGGGGTTAGGTAAATGTATCAATCTGAAGATATTAGTTATATATTTGATGAATTAGGAAAAGAAGTATTAGTTAATGATGTTCCTACAACTGTAGTAATAACTAATCCAACTATTTCAGAATATGAAGAAAGATATATTCATACACTTCAAAACGTTTCGAGAGGTTCTATCGTTAACTTAGAAGGCGAGAAGTATCTTTCCTTAACTGAATCACTCTTAAAGCGTGGTGCTAAATATAAGTGTCTGGTACGTCACTGTAACCATGTGATTGAAATTCAAGGGGAAACAACACTTGATTATTTTAGAGATGTTAATGGGAATATCGTCTATGATGATTATGGTGAACCTATTCTTGTTGAAGTTGTAGGGGAATCATATTATATCCCTTGTATAGTAGATAATAAATCTTTAACAATCAGTGGAACTCAATTATTAATTACTGATAATCAGATTATTGTGATTGTACAAGATAATGAATTGAATCGTGAGAAGTTTAAAACGAATAGTAAGTTTATTGTAATGAGTAAGAATTGGAATGTTATAGACATAGATTTAAGTAAGAATGGTTTATTAATCATTACATGTGAATCAGTTTAAAAAGGTAGGAATAAAATTAGTACGTAAATTCTGAATATTGATTGAGTATATATTACTACTAATGGTAAAATATCCCTAAATGTAGAATTAGGGGGTGTATCTTTGAAACGTTTATTAATCTTAATAATAGTAATGTTAATTTTAACTGCTTGTTCTAGTGAACAATCAAATCTAAGTGAACCAATAACTGAAAATGAAGTTTCACCAGAAGAAATTTCTAATGATCCAGAAGAAGATGAACATTCAGAGTTAAAAATTTATGCTGAATATGTTACTGATGAGGAATTAGAACAGAGGGAGAAGCAAAAAGAAGAAGCAAGGAAACAAAGGCGAGAAGAAAGAAAGAAGGAACAAGAAGAACAAATTAAAAAAGAACGTGAAGAAAAGAATAAACCAAAAATAAAACCATTTATAGGTATGACTGATTATGAAGCATTAGAATCATCTTGGGGAAAACCTAAAAAAGTCAATAAAACAACTAATGTCTATGGAGTAAGGGAACAGTGGGTGTATGAAGGATATCGTTATCTCTATTTTGAAAATGGTTATTTAACTACTATTCAAGAGTAATGGGGTGATAAAATGATAGTAATTTCGACAATTATAGGAATCGTTTTATTATTAATACTTTGTAGTGTTTGGCTTACTAATAAAATGGATAAAAATAAAGAACAGAAAATAAATAATGGCGAAGAAGTAAAAGAAAATCATAATGGATACTTTTCAAGTTGGTGGAAATTTGCAATCGGGGGAGTAATTGCACTATTTATCATTAACATTTTTATAAATAGTTTTGAATCAAAGCCACCATTAGAAAATGATTGGAATTATGATGGGAAAGTAAATGAGAAGGATTTAGATACTTATATCAAATGGAAAAATAAACAAAATGAAGAATAATAGAATTGATGAGGGCGATATGTCCTCTTTTTTTATGCCCAAATTATTTATTGCAAATAGTTAAATATTACCTTATACTAGAATCAATCATACGAACGGTCAAAGAACGATTCATGTATTTAAACTTTACTTATAATAGTAGTAATTGATATAACACGTTTCAGTACGGTCGGGGGTTCGAATCCCTCCTGGGACGTATATAAAACGTACACAAGCCATTAGACAAAAAGGTTTGTGTTAAATAAAGGATTCTGTTAGGGCTTCGGTCGATTACAGAATCCTTTTT